AAGGATGTATCAGCTACAATTCTAAACTTATCACTATATGTAGTCTCCGTCGGGCAGTTAATAGATATATTCTCATCCCATAAAACTTCTGTCCTAATTTCAATAGGATTCTCAACAGTTGATGGCTCTTTCCACGCAAGTATAATATACGGGTTTGTATAAGGAGCAAAGTTTGTAATAATTTGCTCTACGTCTTGCATATACTTACCTAAAATAGACATATTAACTGTTAAGTTAATGGGTGTAGGCATCGGCATTGAGACACTTTTATCTTCTGTTAGATATGTGTGTATTTTATTAACCTTATTGAAGGCGCGGGAGCTATCATAGCTAACAGAAGTAAGATCTATAGTTACAACCGGTAGAGTTATGTTTTGTGCCTTATTTATGATATCATATATAACGCGCTGCTTTGGAGCAAATACGTATCTGACCTGAATCTTCTGTCTCTCACTACGCTGGTTATTAAACCGTTTAATGACGGTGTCGTCAAATGCGGCAACAAATTGTGTTAGGAGATCTTTAATCTCAAAGTTATATGTGTACTTTTTCACTAGTGAATATATTTAATCTAGACAAACCGATCAATAAAGTATTTTGGTAGTTTATGCTTGGTTTTAACAATATTGTGTGCTATGGTACCGTCTAAGATATATGTGATGCAGTGATCATCCTTTGATCTGATACCTCGGCCGCAGGATTGTATTAACGAACATAGCATCTTATTTTGATACCAGTCAAAGTCGTCTTTCATTAACCGCTCTATCCTCACGTCACGAGTTGGTAAGAACGGCGCCTTAACTATAATTTGAAACCGAGCTAGATCACCTTTCAGATCAACACCGTGTGACATAGACGGTGATATGAGGACAGTAGGGTCGTCTGTGTTATAATGTGTTTCAAGTATGTCTTCATTTTTAACACCAGGCTCTCTAAACAAGTAACGCTTGCCTGATAAAGTGTTCGTTAGTTCCTTTGTAATAGTATTATTATGTGTATGTATAATACCTTTATCATTACCATGGTGCTCGCATAACGCTTTTATCTGCTTCGCAATCTTTGGAAGATTTGACTTCATTGTATAATAATTTAATTTATACTTTGTATTGCAAACAATAGGTGCATTTTCAGGATCAAAAGATGATTCAGCTTCTACATATTTGAACCTATCAATACCTAATGACTTACAAAAATTATTTGGGTCAATAATTGTAGCAGACATTAAAATTACCTTATCTGCGTAGTCAAAGAGTCTATGTGAAAGTTTATTAACCTTTAGTGGCATAAAAGTAACACCGGTAATATCTTTTTCGTGGACGTATTCACTATCCATCCATGTATCAATTATAAGCTCGAGTTTTCTCTGCAGATTAACCAGCTGTAACATCTTACCTTTAATTGCCATTATAACAACAGGCTTAGCTTTTTTGTTTGAACTGATATCGTCTTCTAAATCTTTTACGGCGTCGTTTATTTCAACCAATATATTAGTAAGCCACCTTTCATGGGATTGTGTAGATATAAACGGTCTAACGTTAATATTACATTTACGTAAGAAGCTATATTCTATCTTACATGTAAATTCCTTTACAAGCTGATCTTCTAATTCCGAAGCCTCATCACAAATTATAAACTGCCTCTTTTTTAGATGTTCTGGTAAAGCAAAAAACATATTATAGTTAAGAGCGTTAAACCGTGATGTAAGAGCTCTATTTCGTTGCTCATAATAAGGGCATTTATGCTTAGCCCAGCAATCCGTCTTAAGACTTGGTAAGTGTAGACATGGCGCAACATCCACAGTAAAATCTTCATCAACTGCGCATTTATAATTTGATTTACCTTTTAATACTTCTGTATCTTTAAATAACTCCTTATATTGATCCTGCAGGCTTTTTGTTATAGTTAAAGCAGTACAACCAAACGGTTCTACATGTTCACTCTCATCTGCGTTTCTATATGCAGCATATGATGTAATTGCATCACGGAACTCATCAGTACAGTCTTCTGCGGTATTACTGACAGTCTTCGAAACAAAAGACTTACCTGAGCCTGTTGGTGCATTACAAACTACAAACTTATATCCACTATCAAAAGCCTCATCTATGCTCTTCAGCAATTTAACTTGCTGTTTATTAGGACTATAACCTTCTGGAAATTTATTAAGTAAGTTTGATACCACAACTTAATTATAACCGATGTGTTTAAGAAGGCAAGATATAAACTAAGTTATTATATATCTTTGATTTTCCAGTAACGTCGAGAAGTTTTGTCTGGAGTATAACCTCCTCATCTTTCATTATAGTTGAGAGGTGGTAATTGAGTGTTAACATGTCTTTTGACTCATGAATATCGAAAGGGTATGGTATTTCATACTGCCTCGTCTTATCACCTACTTCAATAAATAGCTTTATAAAATATTGTTTTAGTTGAAAGATTCTTAAAGTACCCTTTCTTAATATTTTTTTATCCGTTTTTATTACTATTTCTTTTAGTAAAAACGGTTTAAATTTTTCTGCAACTTGTTCTAGACAGGTGTTCATGTATTCATAAAGTTAAATTTTTGCTCACCCGACATAGGGTATATATTTTCATTAAAGTACGTCCAGAATTCTTCGTTTGCTGGCAGTTGTTGAATTAAATCACACTGATCCATGCTTACATTTCTATAACCTTGCAATAAAATATCCCACACTACGACTACATTCTCTTTCGCTTCATTAATAATAGGAGGTTTTATAGGTTGTTTATAGTTTAGTGTAACTCTACCGTTTGTTGATGCTAGTAAAGAGTGAGATTTAGTACAAAACATACGTCTTGTGGCGGGATAGCCAGGTTTAGGAATCCGACGCACAAATCTAATTTCGCATACGTTATTTAAAAGTATACCGTTAAGTGCTGTACGGCTAACTCTCATCCTTTGGCTTACATATTCCAAATACCCTATCTTCGTTTAAAAATATACCACCCTTAATATTACCCCTACCAACTACGTCAATATTTGACACTGTAACGCCAAGATTGTTAGGAAATATCACAATATCACCCTTTTTAGTAAATTTTACGTTTGGACCGACTAGTATAACCTTGGCTTTACGCCAAGCACTATTTAGTGCATTTGTAGGTACAACAATACCATTTCTTATAACTTCACCGTCATCAGTTTCGTCAATATATTCAACAAGTAGAATATCATCAAAAATTTGTGTTAATTCTAGACCTTCAATTCCAAAATTTCCATCACTATGTTTTGTTAAGTCAATTAAACTACGCGAAGGTGCTAACTGATCAATATTTGCTGGCATATAACCTATTTATTTTGTACACCGTAAAAATCAACATACTGTTTAAGCTCTCTTACTGATAAGTTTTTATTTTTAGCAATAATAAACAAATCTGCATCTTCTTCTTTTTCCTTTTTTATTTTTTTAATATATTTAACCCTCTTAAACTTAAGTCTAGGTATTAGGTTATAATATAATCTATAAAGTTGTTGTTTATCTTCAAACAGACCTGTATATTTGTTTAGTGTCTCATTAACAAAATGAGGGGTGTCTTTACTATAGAAGGATAGCCATCTGTTTAGTAAAAAAGGAACAAACGCAGACTCACCCTCTTGATCTAGAAAGCCGGCATCATCTTTTTTTGAGTAAAAGAGTTTATTCTGAATTTGGAAGAAATTCATACAATAATCTTTGTCGTAGCAACAAACTGATCCTTTACTTCATCATTAAAATATGTAATAACACTATTCATAAAGGATTCGACAGTAATATCATCTAAATTAGATGAATAAGCAAATCCTGGAGCCTTATTACCTGCATTAACGTTAATACCTGTGTGACCGAGAGCTACATTTTCTTTACTATAAGTAATTGAAACACTAACTTTACCTTCACCTCTTACCTCATCATCACTACCCTTAAAACTATCTACAACCATAATATCGTCTCCATCCATCACGATATCCTTTTTAATTGTATCACTTAGAATTCTACCTACAGCAGTATTGAATAACCTCTGGAATGATACTGCACCGATAGGGCATAAATTTGGAATCTCCCAGCAGAAGTTAATTGCATCTTCAGAGTGAATAAAGTCATTAGATAGGGTATCCTCTAGATCAATTAAATTATCACTAACATCCATTGGAGCTCTAAACGCCACAATATTACCATACGGTGTTACTTCCTTACGAAATACCTTATACGCAAACCGCTCGTGAATAAAGTCTCCATTATATACTTGTTGATCAATTATCATACTATTATTATAGTGTCAAATGTTATTGGTTCAACTACTTTTCTAGAATTACTCTCATTAAAACAGGATTATCGTCCTTATATACAGATAAATTATCTTCTTCAGTAAAGTATTTTAAATTAAATCCCATACCTAAACACTTATTAATAAAACTGGAAGAGTCGATGAACCTTCTTTTATGATCAGTCATATAAGTTGTATCGCAGATATGTTCACCTACACCACAAAGAGGGTCCTTTGTTGTTCTAACCTCACAGGCAAATAAACCACCCGTAGGTAAGTTGTTGTAAATGTTAGTTAAAATAATATCTTCTTCTTCTTGTGTAATTGAGTGTATTGTAAATCTCGAGTAAAAAACATCAATATTATCTAAACCGGTGTAATCATATGTAATAAAGTCTTCTTCTAATAAGGTTATGTTGTCTATATTCTCTATATGTGTAACATAGTGTGTAAGACCATATAATGCCTGATCAATAGCATACACATTTTTTTCTTTACTAGAAAAATAAACTGAATCTCTACCACTGCCGCAGCCGAGATCAACTATGCTGTTTTTATCTTTAAAAAAGCTATCATTACAAAAAACAGCAAACGTACTCGGTGTGTTGAGTTGATGTACATTATTTTTATTCTTATAAAATTCTGTCCAGTATTTTTTATCCATAAGTTATATTAAATTATTTGGGCTAGGTCCTCCATGTTTTGTTTTGCTTGGTACCCACCACTTACCATACCGTGCAATAAGCTTTCGTTCAAAATTATTAGGTATATTGAGAGTGGTGTCATTCCATTCTTTAGTAGGTAGCTTACCACCATTATCCAAGCAATTATGCCACATTGTATTCTCCCATATATCAAAATATGACCCTGAGTTATCAACCCTACAAAAATAAAAATCAATACTAGCCATATCTTCTGTAGGCTTGGTTTTGATCATGTATGTCGTGTTATGTAGTCTTGTATCATGAGGATATGTTTTATTCCATATCTCAAAACTATTATCTTCTAGTAACTGCTTTACAGCACCATATTGTGTCATACAAACACAAATATCAATATCATCATCATGAGATATACAGGAAAAGTCGCGGACAATACCCAATAGTGTACCATAACTAATAAACCATTCCTTAACAGAACTATTATTTAATATAACAGAAATCTTTTGGAGTGTATTGTTTAGGGTTTCTTTGTTTGTTGCATTAGCTTTATTGCCCATAACTATATTATAAATTCACCTGTTTGTTTATCTACATATAATTCACAGGGTATTTTACTGCACCTTAACCTATACTCCTTTACCCTATTCAATGCAACCCTGTCCCCACTCTTATTCTGTATTCCACTAGCACTTGCTTCACTACCCCAGTCAAATTTTCTCGTTCTGCTTAATTTGTTAAGCATTATATCCTTATCAAAATAGTGTAGATGTACGAGTGCAATATTTTCATTAATTTGTGTTTCTGGTTTACAATGATGGTATCCCAACTCATAAGTCACCGGTTGTTTTAGTATTAATGTTTTATCAAACATTGGCATTCTAACCCAATATTCTCTCTGACTTAAAATACTCCTCTCACTATCAAAGGCCTCTTCTGATTCACGCTGTATTAAATTATAACCACAACACCTTTGATTAGTTTCCGAGTTAAAAATATCAGTAAAGTTTTTATATATGTTCGGATTAGGTACAATAAGTTCATCTGTTTCAGTAAAAACCACCCACTCATACTCTTCAAACAACTGCTTAATTTTTTGAGTTGTGTTGTTTACTAAGGACTGGTGCAAACCAATCGATAAATCTGACTCCCTATATTCAACATTAATATCTAGCCCCTCAAAGCTTGTATCACCCTCTTCATTAATTAAACAATACATATCACAACTACTAAAAAATTGTGAATAATAATTATACCATATTGGAGCAAAGTCATATTCTTGCCTTGCTACAGTTAATATACATGATTTCTTTTTCATTTTAATTTTACCATTACCTGTTTAATAGCCATCCACATATCTAGATATTTGTAAGTGGCTAATCTTCCAAGAAAAATAGTATTAGTGTCAGCTTTGATGGCCTTTTTATACTTATTAAATATTTCAATATTGCTACCAAATCTCTTTGGATATATAGGATCATTTGTATCGTTATGCTCCTCCGGGTAATCTCTTGTCAAAATAGTATGTGGAAGCTGCTGATTTAAAAAGACACTATTGTCTACTGTCCTATTGTAAGGCTTATTATTACATTCATTTATTTGTGCACCTCTTTCAAAAGAAAACAAATCTGTTCTCTGTACCTTTTTGTGTTTAAATTTTAGTGATCTATACTCTAGTCTACCAAATTCATAATTAAAAAAATCATCAGGCTTACCTGTATACACCATCTTATCACCCTTAAGGTTACGGTACTCGTCTTTACTTACACCAAGATTGACCTTAATACCATCAAGCATATTTTTAAACATTGCTGTATATCCATTCACAGGAATGCCTTGATATTTATCTAGAGAATATCTATCATCATAACTATCACGTTTTGTAGGTACTCGACCGGAGATTGACTTTGGTAGATTATCCCACGGTATACCCCAATGACGCTCCGAGTAGTCTTTAAAAATTAATTCATGAATTTCTTCTTCACTTAGATCGCGCCTAATTTGCTCTTCCGTCTTTTTGTTATATGGTATAGATATTAGACCAAGTTTTGTATTCGCTCTTGCACGTAACTGATGATTATTAAATTTTGTGTACCTGTTTAAAAAATCCCAAACCTCATTATCGTTTGTGTGAAAACAATGCAATCCATATTTATGAACTACAACATCATCTATTTTCTCATCATAACAATTACCACCTATATGTTCCCGGGATTCGAATATCTCAACATCGTGGCCCTGCTCTTTGAGAAGAATTGCTGCTGTAACACCTGACAAACCACAACCAATAATATTAATTTTCATTATTTTCGTATAAAATAATAATTATTTTATTTTTAAGATTTCCATTTACTTATAAAAACTTCACTCATACCCTGAGTCTTTTTATTTACATCTTCAAACAATTTATGACTCTGCTGACCGAGATGGTATACAGATACATCACCAATTAGAGCATGAGTTAGATTATTTTGTTGTAATAATCTAGAATAATCATCATCCTGATACCAAAATTCAAATCTCTCATCAAATGATCCCCCTATATTCTTAAGCGTCTCTTTAGTTGTTACAATACACCAACCTGTAAGATGTATTGTCGTTCTATATCCTTCATATGTTTTACGCTCTTTATGAAACTTCCACGAGTCTCTATTATCCCATGGACTGACTGAGTCATATTTATCTAGACTATCAACTAAAACTTTTAGTGTGTTTGATTCATATATTACATCATTATTAGTTATACATATAAAGTCATTTTTGCAAAACTGTAGCCCATAATTTAGGAACTTATTATAATTAAATTCTTCTTCTTCTGGTATATAAATTGTATCTATTGGTAGTTTAAGATCCTTACCCTTTAACTCTTTGTTTGTCTCAACTAAAATAATATTAGTATTAACATCTGTATTGCTCTTAATACTCGTAATACACTGCTTGAGCATTTTATAATACTCCATATTAGCAGTGTTTGATAAAATAACTACATCTATATTCTTCATAATGGCTTAATTTTTTGTATGTTATTTACTACCTCCGTTTTTGATGCAGATTTTATTTCACCTGGTACGATGTTATGCTTGGATCTAAACACCCTCAAACCATCATGTACTAACTTATTAAACTCATTTTCATTTTTAGCTAAGCTTGTATTAGCCTTTTCATCCTGTTGACCTTCAATATATTTTTCACTATCCTTTATATCAGCAAACCACCAAAAAGGCGTTGTCATATCCTTTTGAATAAATCTATACGTATGCTCTACATGCTCCCACGCGTTATAAAAATCTTCGTCATATAGTCCAACCTCCTCTAGACCTTTACGCGTAAAAAAGGATAACATGCCTACTACGTGTTCATAAAGACATAATACTGTCTCACCAGACTCATCATACTCAATCACCATACGTGGTACCGGTTCACCATCCTGCTTTGCATCCATCCTCTTAGATAGATCACCCTTTAGAGATTTATTATCTTGTTTTCTATTCCATGGAGAACCCGGGCCAAAGTTAAAGTGTTGTATACCAGTTATTTTACTCGCCTCTATATATTTTGAAAACAATATATGATCCTTGATTATACAATCATCTTCTATCATAAAGATATAATCACATCCTTTATCTAAAAGATGTCTAAACCCCATATTTTTATTAATAGCCACACCACTTCGTGGTTTCTTTGTCCTTAGAATATTAATATTGGATGGTATAAAATCATCAACCTTTTTATGACCATCATCACATATACAAACCACTGCATCCACACCTTTTAGAGAGTTGATACATTTTTTGAGATATTCAGGTCTATCACATGTTGATATACATATGCCTATTTGATCATTCATATATACTATAATTATAGCTGTAAATTTGCAATTGCAACATAAATAACTATATGCCATGCGTTGGACAAAATAAGTTAGTATATAATACTCAAGAGTTACCGAGTGTAGTTAACTTAAACGTAGGTGATAAATTTATTATTGATACTCTAGATGGTCCATATGTTGTAGATTATAAAAATTTTATTTTTGATATAGAGCAAACAACCTTTAGTGATATTTTTAGAAAGCACTCTACAGATATAACTGAAATAGTAAACAAGGCTGCGGAAAAGAATTTTACTCAAAAGTACGACGATTTTCAGCGTGAAGCTGGTGAAGGACTTGTATATATTAATTCTCTGCAGACACAACTCTCTTCGATTGTTGAAAGTCTTAGTAATACGTATGTAACCCTAAAAGAGCGTTATAGCTCAATACTCTAAAGTTATGCCCTGTAAATCACGTACTAAATTAGGTAATATAAACCAGTTACCCGAAACATATAATATTGAACCATTAGATTTTTTTATTATTGATGGTACATTAGGTGTTAATACTGTTTGTTTTGATAATATTATTTTTGATATAGAACAAATGGCTTTTGAAGAGGAGTTTAATAAGCAGACGACAGATATAATTGGTTTATCGTCTGCACTTGATAATATACTTGATGATCTTGATACCTTTACATCAGAAAAAGTATCTGAAATTGCTGCGTTATCTAGTAATTTAACTAAATTACTTGATGAAGTAAGTGTACCTGCATAAATAAGTATATGTCATGTGAAGATGAAGTATCACGTATTTCCTTTATAAAAAACCTACCGGAAGTTATTAATGTAGATTTATCGGATAGGTTTGTTATTGAGTCTGTTACAGAAGGAACAAAGACTATTACTTTTGAAGATTTTAATCTGAATATTGAGAATGCTTTATTTGAAGAAGAGTTCTTATATCATACTACCGCTACAAATCAGCTTTGTAGTATGATGTCAAATG